GGTAAACATTTCGGTCATGGCTTCGGCGCTGCTGCTTTCTTTGCCGGCGCTTTCTTCGCTGCTGTTTTCTTCGCTGGCACCAGGTCGACCGGGTCGGCCTGTGGCATGTCAAGGATCGGCAAAGGGAAGGGACGACCGTCGTGCTTCGCTGCATCGGTGAAACTGATGTGAATGTGATGAGCGTGTCCAAGGGTAGGGGCGCTGCGCCACACCCATCGTTGATTGACATGCGTGCCGCTTGCTACTCGACCTTCGTAGACGACGTTTTTTATACGCTTGTCGCCTGACTTGCGGACGTACTCGATCAGTTGGTCGGCAAACTTGTGTGCTGGCCAGCCGTCCTCGTCAAGGTCGAGTGCCATGACGTAGCCAGACTTGTCAGGGTTGTGGTCAGAAATACGGCGCTTGTGTGCCTGGTCGGAAATCGTGCCGTCGCTTGCCTTGTCACGCTTTGGGTAGCGACTGTTTACCTGCTTACGTAGCGTGTCGGCTGCTGCAGCTAGTTTCCATGTCATGGCGCCACCTCGGGCCCTGATGGTGGCACGAAAACGTCAAGTGTCGGGTCGTAGCAAAATCCCAACCCAGCAAAGCGCCCACGGAATGAACCCGAGTAGGACGTTTGTAGCCAGTCGCCCTCAAGCGCTAGACAGTGTGGGTGTGGCCCGTTGATAAAGGCCTGACCCACCGGTTCGGACTCTGGGAAGGTGCCACCGCCGAAATCAGCGTTCGATATGACGATGACCTCGCGGACGATGTTCGCCGAGTCGATCAAAGCGAAATGTGCCATCAGACTGCCACCCTTACTATTACGATCCCTGAACCGCCCGAATTACCTGCACCGGAATCTGAACCCCCGCCACCGCCACCGGTATTGGCTGACCCGGCCGTTGCGGTTGCTGCGCCTGTCGCGCCTGCGCCTCCACCGCCGCTACCACCAGCGCCAGCGGTTGAACCGTTCGCACCGCCACCGCCACCACCACCGAATGCGTACGACCCGGCAACGTATGCGCCGCTCGGTGTCGTCCCAGCGATTGTGGTTGTTGAGCCTGCACCACCGGCGCCGCCTACGTTGCTGGCTGCGTTAGCGCCGACAGCGCTTGCCCCACCACCACCACCACCAGCGCCAGACGATGCACCCGTACCACCGTTGTTGCCTTGACCAGCCGTCCCAGTGCCACCAGTGGATGCGCCTGCATCACTGCCACCACCGCCGCCGCCGCTACCACCAGTAAACCCGTTGCGCGTGGTTCCTGTTCTGCCACTGGCTGGGCCACCACCGACACCGTAATACGAGCCGAGTCTTGAGGTATTACCGGGCAAACTGTTGACAGTGTTTTCCCCCGTTGCCCCACCAGCGCCAACAGTGACCGTCAGCGTGCCTACTTCTAAATAAGCGTTGGTGATGACGAGTGCTCCACCGGCACCGCCGCCACCGCCAGCGGTCGTCGAGTTTGTTGATCCTCCTGCCCCACCACCGAGGACGATGATGTCCGCGAAACCTGCAGTCGTTACATTCAAAGTTCCGCTGGCAATAAACGTTTTGTAAGCAAAGCCGCTATAGGAGCCCGTTGGGGTGTCGGAGAAAACGGCAGCGCCGACACCGCTAGCGAAAGGGATAAATACCCACGTATTCGTCCCAGTCTTAATCAAGTTGGCACCCTTGTATTGGGTCAGTGTGAGCGGGCTGCCGTTGATGGTGACACCGACAGCACCAGCGACTGTGACCGTGCCAGCGCCGACGTTGAGCAGTCGTAGTTGCGTGCCGGCTGGCCATGCGACCGTCGCCTCGAGCGGCAGTGTGACTGCTACGGCGCTTGCGTTCGACAACGTGACGAGCTTCGTGAAGTCGGTCAGCACAAAACTGTAGGTAGTACCTGTTTGTGCGTTCTGTGTCATGGCCAGCAGCGGTATCAGGCCGTCCACATATTGCGCGATTTCAAGCGACTTAGCCGGATACGCCGACACCAGGTCGCTTGATAGTACGTACGGGAGTCCCATGACTTGATCCTTTCAGTTAGGCGACTAGGTCGGCTGCAGTGACTACGTTGTACCACTGCACATTCAGGTCGACACCTGCCCAAGTGAGGACGGCGCTTATCTCATTCCAACGCACTACCTGGTATGAGAACCGTGGGTCAGACAGGCTTAGGACCAGCCTGTGCTGGCCGGGGGTGTATGTCTCGGCCCATCCTTCGCACACTCCCACAAAGTCGTCGATCGGTGCTGGCTGTGGCATCAAGTCGATGCCAACCTTGCTCCCACTGATGACGTCAAGCAGGCTGCCACGCAGTGGGTCGGTTAATGTCTCGACAAGCACCTCGACCGATTGCACCGCGTAGCGTGGCTCGGACTGGGTCCTAATGATGTCGGAGGCTCGCGACAGGGCGTCGGTCGCTTCGTGCAGTTGCGTCGACAACGTGAACGCTCGACGCCCGTGAGTGATGATTGACGCCGGGTCGGTGTCGGTCTGTGATTGGTTCTGATTGCTGCCGTAGATCACTGTGACGTCGTTCAGGATTGTCTGTGAAGTGTTGCGCCAGACAGGCGACCAGGCGACTGCAGTGTGCGGCAGCTCGACGGTAAGTGGCGCCGTGTCGACACGGTCGTAAACGTCTGCCCAAATATATGGGATATCTGGCCACGTGTCGGTGGGGTCCAAATCTGCCCAATGCGCTGGGTTGTAGCCGTAGCCTCGACGGCTGTACGACTCCCACAGCACAGCGCCGTCCGGTAGGTCGCACAACGTGCCACCTGTTTGGGTGCCGAGTGCTGTAAGCAGGTCTAGCGCCGAGTAGCCACCGTCAAGGGCCGCTAGTGCCTCCTGTGTCATCAACGGGTCGCTGTTGTTTGCATACGACACGGCTGCATCGGTGAGAATGTTCTCGACCCGGTCGTTCAGTAGTTCTTGTGCGTAGCCTGCCGCGCCGACGTACTTCAGGCCGAGCAGGCTAAGGTTACCTATAAGTGTGACGTCTAGGCGCGCAACGTAGCAGGTATCACCGACACCGAGCGTTGGGCCGTTTGGGTTGTAGTCGTGGGTCAAAATCGTGTCGGTCACTCGACCAGTAAACCGCGTGACGCCGTACGACTCGACCTCGACAATGTCACTGATTCCTACTGGGATCGACAGGAAACCAATAAGCGTCATTGTCGCGTCGCTTGGTGCTGGCGCCGCTGTGATGTCGTTACGACCGTGGGTAACAGTGATCCGGTACTCGACACCGTCAAGGTCGAGGGCGACACCGTTCACTAGGACGGTTGGGATCATCCGAGCACCGGCGTGGTCGCAGGCGCGCCAGTTGTGAAACCTGCCCGACTGTTGCTATTGGCAATGAGTCGCTGTAGTGCTTGGGCAATCTGCTGCTCAGACACGGTCACTGCTTGTGCTGCTATCTCGGCTGCGCGCTCGGCTGCTGCTGCAGTCTTGGCGGCCTGTGCTGCTGCCACTGCTTCGGCTACTGCCTGCGCGATTTCCGCTTTCATGTTTACGCCAATGGCTTTACCCATCGACTTGCCAATTTTCTTTAGTCGGTCCTGCTCTACCATCAATTCTTCAATTGTTCCGTCGACAAAGTTTGTTGCGCTGTCAATGCCAGCGCCAAAGAACTGGCCAGACATTGCCAGCCCTACGGTCTTAGCGGTTTCCGTAATGTCTTCTAGCCTGTCGTTAAATGTCTGGACTAGGCCCTTGTCGATCATTTCCTGTGCAAGTTTGCCCCCGACTGCAGGGCCCAGACCGGCGATTTGATCAATGAGTCGTTGGTCAGCGCCGCTGGCCTGTATTGACGCCAGGACATTGCCGAACCATGCCGCCTCGGCTATTTGCCTGTCGAATGCCTCTAGCGTCGAGATACCAAGGTCGGCGCCTGTCTGCTGTGCAGCGCCAAGGTCGATACCACCGAGCAGTTGGCTGGCTAGCGTGCTCGAATACTCCTGGGCTGCTGCAGTTGCACGCTCTAGATCTGTGACCTGACTGTCAAGGGTTGTCTGCAGTTTCTCGACCACGCCGCGCTGCAGGTCAAAGGCTGTAGTCAGCAGGTCGGTTTCCTTTGATGCGCCACCGGTCGCACTGGCGGTGCTGTTGAGGCTCGCAAAATACTTGTCGAGGTTGCCGCCTGTTGTCGATACGACTGCACCACTGGCTGCTGCTATCGCGTTCCACCGTGTGGTCGCTGCAGTGTTGCGGTCGACCTCAGGTGTGCCCTTGCCCATCGCCATTGCTGTACGGCTGCCCCCGCCGTACGCTTCGTTGGCTGCGCCGGTCAGCGCGTCGTATCCACCGACCAGCGACAGCAGGGCGTTTAGGTACGGGCCCACTGTTGGCAGGCCTGACACGAATGTGCTGATCAGGTAACTGTTGCTGGCGGCTGTTTCACGTATCAGCGTGCTTAGGTCGTCCCGGTTCGGATCGTCAAAAAAACGTTTGCCTGCCTTTGCTGCCTTGTCGGCTGACGTGACCATCTCGGCTAGCTCGACCACAAGGTCACCGACTGCAGCGCCCACGTCCTGCAATGCAGGCTGTAGGTCCTGCATGGCTGTCATCAGGTCGCCTGTCTTGCCTTCAGTCTTGCCTAGGGCGCCGAGGAAACCTGCACCGAAACTTTCCTGAAGTTCACCGAAACCAACAGCGAGCCTGTCTAGTTGGCCCTGGTATGTGTCGGCTGCTGTCTTCGCCTGACCACCGAAGGTGCGGGCTAGATCCTTGGTGATGGTGTCCATGTTGCCGGTCGCCAGCACGGCCTTATCGATACCGGCGCCAAGCCTGCTCAGTCCTGTTGTGTTGCCGTCGTATGCCTTGCCGAGTGCCTGAACGACCGTGTCTAGTGACTTGCCGCTACCGGCGCTGATGTCCATAGCGAGTCGCAGCGTGCTTGTAGCCTGCTCGGTGTCGCCGATAGATCGAACTAGACGGTCGTACGCCGGTCGTAGCGCGTCGTCGGCTACGCCTGACTCACGCTGTAGCGCGTCGATCATTGCCTCGACCTGGGTCGTGTCGTGCGCTAATCCAAGGTTGTCGAGGGTTGTGGCTAGTTTGGCTGCTGCTGCTTCATCGTCGATAAATGCTTTGACACCGTCGACACCGAACTGGACAGCGGCGTAGCCTGCTGCAGCGCCAGCACCGATGAGCGCTGGACCTAGGGCGCTCGACAGTGTCGTGCTTAGGCGCCGGGTCGCGTTGCCGAACCTGCCTAGGTCCTGCTCTGCCTCTTTCAGCTTCGGCCCGAACCCTTTAAGGTCCATGGCGAGCGCTAGGTACAGGGTGCGGCTCATAGCGTGTTCCTATTCCACTTGTCCGTGACGACTTGGGCTGCCTGCTCCCATTCGTGGAACGCTTGCCGAGCGTACGGCCTGCGGTTCGCTATCCACCCTGTTCCGTCGCCGAACGGTGGCCACTTTTTTGCTGTGCCAAGAAATGCGGGATAGCGGACCATGTTTGTGCTGGCGCCACCGCTGTAAACTTTTCGGTCCTTGCCGATGAGCAGCGCCGGTAGCGGCAAGTCACTAGACACGGTCGTTCAGGCACTCGGCAAGGCATACGACGGCAACACAACAGGACTGAGCA